TGATACGGCGACCACCGAGATCTACACAGAGTAGATCGTCGGCAGCGTCAGATGTGTATAAGAGACAGAAACTGACCGATTGCGGTTGAATGTCGATCGCATACCCGCCCAAGGTCAGATCAGCCATCAGCTTGCTGTGCAGGCTTTCAACCGTTGCATCGGCCTGCTGATCTGGCACGTCGCCGCGGACAATCACCGCAACCCGCACAGTCAAGCTCCAATCCAGCGTCGGGAGCGCAGTGTTCTGCTCAGCTGTGTCGCTGACGGGCTCCACCACAATCGCGGGCGATTCCTGCCGGGCCAAGGCCACCACGCGGCTGCGATAGATGCGCGTACCGACCCCGGTTGTGCCGGTCAATGCCGTGCGGATCGCGGACAGGATCGACTCGCGCCGCGTCGTCATGCCTTCACCTCAATAGCTGAGATCCGGCCGCGTTGAAAACTGATGCTGGTGGTATCGCTGATGTTGGCGACGTACATGGCCACCTCGTCACCGTCAGCGAGCTCGACCATCCAAAAGCAGAACAGCTTGGCTATCTGACCAGTTGACCCAGAAAACGCGCGGCACTCACTTTGGTCAATGCCGACGCCATTTTTGGCCAGCTTGATTCCAAGCGTGTGATTGTTGCCGGCGTAAGCGTCCATGCTTGCCTGCACTTGGAACAGCTTGGTCGCGCCGCTGTCGTTCTTAATTGCAAAGGTGTCAGAAGTGCCGAGCACCGTCTGATAGTCGGTGTCGCTATCAAAGGTCGCCGTCAGCCCAGTGCTCTGATAAGTGCCGGCAGTTGCAATCGTGATTGTGCCGCTCGTGGTCTTGCTTGCTTGACCCCGTGCCAGCACACCTTCGATGTAATAGCTCAGGCTGCTCCATGCCGTAGAGCCATCGCCCACCTTGTAACGGCGCGAATCAGTGCTGATCGCCATTTCACCGGCAAGCAACACGGGATTTTCTGCGGCCCAATTTGCGTCGGTGTCACGCCGCAGCCGGATTCGTGCAACGCTGCTCATGCCGCTCCGCCGTCTAAATCATTGCCTTCAAGGTAGCTAGAACCAGCGCTGCCGCCGTCTACCTCAGGATCAAGCTGAGCATTAGCCAAGTCATCAACAGAATCATCGCTGTCCCCAGCATCGATCGCTGTTGCTGCTGTGCTCATCGTAGTTGCAACGCTGCGTTGCAATCCGATCTCGCAAAACGTGCCATCGTCAGTCAGCTGCGTTTGCCGCACTGTGTAAGGCACGCCATTGACATTGATTTCTGAGCCGTACAGCAGATCGCCAAAGTCGCTCGCCTTGGCAGTCAATGTGTAATCAGTGCTCAGAATCTGATCACCTGCCAGCACCTCCATGGGCATGTTCAAAATGCCCTTAGCCGTGACGCTGCCTGCCGTGCAGTCAACGCCAAAATCGGCCAAGTAGGTGTCAGGCAGATCAGTCAGCGCCATTGGTTTTGGGCTTGCGGGGTGCTGCCTTGGATTTGGGCTGCTCGGCCGGTGCCTCTACAGCGCGACCCATGCGCATCAATTCATGGGCCACCTTGGAATCAAGGTCATAAACCTTGCCTGCCTCAAGGTGTTGCTTCTGTGCGCAGCAAGTGCGAGAAATCAAAACACGCATAAGAAAAAAGGGGGCCGGTTGCCCGGCCCCGCCTCCTTTATCAGGTGGTGACGTCCAAGACGGCAGCGAAACTCTGAGCGTGACGCACGGCAACGTCATAGGAGACGATTGCGCGGACGCTTTGCAGACCTTTGCTGAAGTCGTCGGAGTCTTCACCCACAACGATTTCAACGCCGTTGCCCCAGAAGCCAACCATTGCCTGAGAGAAATCACCCATCAGCACTGCAGAGCAGACGCCGGAGGAAGTTCCCTTGGTCAGGTTGCTGGGCACCTGGTTGGTCACATACAGCGGGTAGCCGTTGACAGAAGCGGGAGTGCCGCCGCGGCCAATAGCGTTCAGCTGATCGTTCACCAGGTAGGCGCCATCGGTGGTGGTGGAACCGCCGGCCCTGAGCTTTTTGAGTTCTGAGAGAACTTTCGCGTTCGTGATGTACCCGATAGCGTCGCGATTGACGGCGCCGTTGTCGATCAGCACTTGCTCCTCAAGGTCGACCAGAGCGTTGACGGTGATAGCGCCACCGTTAGTACCCAGAGCCACCGAACCAATGCCGGAGGTGTTCAGGATGCCGGTGGGCTGACCGGAAGAACCGGAGCCGTTCAGAACGCCAAGGTCGATGCCCAAGTTGATACCGTCGGTCAGATCGCGACGGATCAGGTCTTCAATGCCAGGGGTGGCTTGAAGCAGAGTCTGGCGGCTGTACTTGGACAGAGCGGCCAGGTTCTTGGGGTTCAGGGTCACTTGGTCGAAGGTGGACTCCGACTGAGTGATCGCAGTGGTTTCCGTCGACAGGTAATAGGTGCTTGCAACACCGGAGCGACGGGGGATCGCCACATCACCGACCAGGCCGGTCATGGTGCGAACGCCGAGGTTCAGCATTACGGAGTTGTTCCGCAGTGCTTCGATGAACTCGTCGGCCATCAGGTCGGTAGCAACCAAGTTGCCGCCGGTGGTAGCGCCAGAGGTGACGTAGGTGGCGCGCTTGGCCAGAGCCGAGAAAGGAACAAAGAAACCGCGCTTGCCGGATTGCGAGAAACCGGAGGTGCGCTGCACTTCTTGGCTGATCTCACGGACCAGGCCAGCCTCACGGGCAGACCAGTCGCCGCTCAGAGCTGCACGGATACCAGCAGAAATGCTGTACTCGGCAGAATCGCGCTGATCCATCTCAACCGGCTTAACGGTTTCGATGGGCTTAGCGCCGAGCTGATCAAGAACAGCGGCGCGGGCTTCGTCGATGGAACGGCCAGATTCGACCAGTTGACGGCCGAGGTCGCTCAGGTTGTGCTTGTCGCACAGGGCGTTAATGCCAGAGATGCGGGAGCGCTCAGCCTCAGCGGCTTCGGCCCGCACCACTGCCAGATCAGGGGTGGTGTTTTCCATTGCAGGAATGGGATCGGGTTGAGGTGCTGCCGGAGCAGCGTCAGGGTCGGTTTCTAATGAACGGCCAACCCCTACAGAGGGATCAGCCGGCACAGAAACCACGGACACCTCGTAGGGGGTCCAAGCAGTAGCGACAAAATCGCCACCGCCGCGCTCTTCCATCTTGTCGATGGAGTAGCCGAAAGAGACATTCCTAAGAACGCCGTCCTTCACATCGCCTAGGACTTCCTGGGCGAACGGATTGCGGCTGAACCGCACGCGCACATAGCCACGGCGTTTTTTACCGTCGATATATGCACGCTCCACAACGCCGATCACGCGGTCGGGGTTGTGGTTGAACAGCAGCGGGGCGGAATCATTCAGCCGCGCCAAATCAGCCGCTTTCTCTTCATGGCTCAGGATTTCGTTTCCGAAATACCGGGCCACCGGATATTCAGAGCTAAAGGGGAACTCATAAGTTCGATCCTCAACCTCGTCAAAGGTTGTCAGCTCCGCCCGCTTGTAATCACCCGTGAGCTTGCGCTCTTCGGTTTCAACCGGCTGCTCTTTCTCCATAAGCTCCAACTCCCGAACGGCGGTAGTTTCCAGCGCTTCTGAAGCGTTCTCGATTTGGTCGGGGCGCTTTTCTTCCACAGGACCTAGCGCTTAATCATTCCGATTCTAAGGGGCTCGATTCTTCCTCATTCACCGATTCAACCGGCGCCGGTTGTGCCATGCCTTGAGCAGTCAATGCAGCCGGATCCGTATCCACTGCAATGCCAAGTTCTTCCAGCTTTTGCAGTTCCGCCTGACGTGCCAGCAGCATCTCGTCAAGATCACCGCCTTGCTCGGCCACAACATCCGCCAGCGTCTTAAATCCGCAGCGCACTGCATCGCGGTAGGCCGCCACCTCTTTCTGTGGATCAATCCAGCCCCATGCACGCGGCACCCACTTCACGCGCTTGAACCGCATTGGGTCCACCTCATAGGTAGGCAAATTCAACGATCCACTCAGCACAGCCATTTCAAGCCATGCTTCATAGATCGGCTGGTGGAAATTCTTGACCATGTAGTCCTGAATCACCCGCCAGTTTTCGCGGTCTTCCAGCAAACTCAGCCGGCTGCTGCTGTAGTTGCTCTGGCTGTAGTCACGGCTGACGGATTCGTAGGAAATCCCCAAACCAGCCGACATGCTGCGCAGCATCGCCCGAGCGAACGGCTCAAACTGACCATCCGGTGCGTCCAAGCTGGGCACCGATACAGTCTCGCCCGGCTGCAAATACTTGAACGTCCCAGGCTCGAACGCCGTGACGCGCTCGCCGTCCATCACCTCATCGCCTACCAGCTCGCCCTCAGGGCTGGTAATGAATCCCATCAGGCTGCTGCCGGCACGCGCGCGCACAACTTCGGCCTCGGCATAGCCCTCAAAGTGATGCATCCGTTTGATCGCGCTGGCAAACCAAGTCACCCCGCGGGTCTGCCCTGGCCGAGTTAGCTGCGCAAGGTGGATCACCTCATCAGCAGGCAACATCAGATGACGCTTGCCAGGCATCCCCGTGAAAGGTGCGTCGCCGGGGTGCGCCGATAGAAACGCGTACTGCACCGGGCGGCCCCATTTGTCCACCTCGACGCCCATGCGCCACTCGTTGCCCGGCACCGTGCTCGCGCCGTTGTACGTCTCGTCCAGCTGGTCAGATTCAATAATCTGCAGCGCAAATGGCACGCCGCTGCCGCCAAATGGTTGCCGGATCAGGCGGATGAACACCTCGCCGGATTCGCACATGGCGCCAACCACCATGCGCTCGATATCGCTAAAGCACAGCCGGCCAGCTACGTCGCAGTGCTCCTTATATCCCCACCGCGCCCATGCGCTCTCGATCGTTGAATTGACCAGATCATCCAAACGGCCGCCGCGCTGCATCAGCACCTGCGATTGCAATTTGATGCCGGTGCCGATCACGTTGTTGACGATCGACCGCTTTGCCTGCTTCGCGTAGTCCGAATCGCGGCACAGCTGACGCGCGCGATTGCGCAGCCTGCTCAAGCTGCTATTGATCTCAGCGTCGGCGCTAGTTCCGCCAGCAATCCAATCGCTAGTCAGGCGGCTAACAGTCGCACCCTCATACATCCGCCGCGGCCGACGGTTGCGGATCGGCTCAAATCCCAAAGCCCGGAACAGTCGCGTGCGCAGACCCATTGATCAGAACCTCACAAAGAGATTGTGAGGATTACCCAAGCCGTTGGCAATCAATGCCGCCTTCTGCTCGCGCTTCACCTCAGCCTTGAGCCTACTTTCGCGCTCCATTAGGTCGCTCAGCTCAAGCTTGGTAAAACTCCGCCCGCCGATGCTGTACTGCTTGGCCTGGCCGCTAACAATCGCGCGGATCGCGGCCTGCACTGCAGCCAAATCGATCTCGGCCTGCGTTCGGCCGTCATACGCTCCCGGCGCACCGGAATAGCTAAGCGCTGCCAGCACCTCAAGCTGGCCAGCGCCAAGCGTCAGGCTTTCGCTCCCATAAGTAGCGATCGCCTGCCAGTAGTAATCACCAGCCGCCAGCGTTGCGCTATCGGTCGCGCTCAGCGTGAACTCCCAGCCAGTCCCATACGCGCTGCCAACAACTGTCACGCCCTCGCCGGCCGTATTGCTGCGGATGTAATACGTCAGCGTCCAAGTGCCGCTATCAACCGCGTTTCCTAAATTGTCCCGGCTGGCATCCGCGCGCCACTTCACCGTGTCGCCCGCTCTGATCTGCGCTGGAATCGGAATCGCCACGGCTTACCAGTTGGTCGCAAAGCTACCGGCCGCGGCTTGCGGCTTCTGCCTAGATCTTAGCTTTGGTTTCTTGCCTTCCTCCAGTTCCTGCCGCAGCTGTTCCCACATCGTTGTGCGATTCATCCGCCGGCTAAATATCAACATCGCCGCGTAGGCATAAACAGCGCAATCCAGCGCCTCATTTCGATCGCCCGCTTTCTTTACCCATTCCCGAATAGGGAAGCCACGGTGATACCGCAACGCCTGTCGCTCACTCGTCAGCTGTTTGAAATACTCATCATCAGCAGCCATTCCAAAATTCAACCCGCCAGTCGTTTCGTTGTGGCGGAGCCGGCCAAACAAACTCGTTTTTATTGTGTCCACCCCTAGCTGATACAAGGTGACACCTTTTTTAATCACACGGCCGCGCCAGTTCACGTCAACCTTGCTGCCCTTGCCCACCGCCGGGCTATTCCTGCGGCTGCTGCCCTTAATGGCAACCGCACCTTGCGCCAAACGCTCGCGCACCCATCGATAAGTTTCGTGCGTGCAGTGGCCGCCCGTATCGATCGCCATCTGCACAATCTTCAACTCCTTACCCGTAGCCGTTGCCCACTTGGTAGCCAGCACCTGATCGAGCTGACCCCAGACCTCGTTTTGCGTCGGGTCGCCCATCAGCTCCTGATGCCAAATCAGCCACGCCGTCTCGCCTTCACCCCAGCCCCACACGCTGCAGGCCAATCGGTTGTCCTGTACGTCAACACCAGCAGTCAGCAGCACCACCCCCTCAGGGCAAGTGCCTGGCTCATACGCCAACCGCTTTGCCATCAATCCATCGGCGCTAACCGCCGCCGCATAATCTTCGGCCCAAACTTCACTTAGCCGCGTATTCACGAACGCCTTAAGCGCAGGCGCGTCGCCCTTCGCTCTCAAGAAATCATCGACCAGCTGCTCCCAGCTGCACCATCCCAGAGGGCTATAAAGCCCCGACAAATGAAAGCCCGCCGTCTTGCCATTGCCTGCCGGTGCAGTCGCTCGCCACTGGCCTTCGCTCAAAATCCGCGGCTTGTGCGTCTCCTCAAAACGCTCGCGGCAATGCTCACACTCATACCGCGCAGTTTCCGGCCTGCCGTTTTCCCATTTCAACTGGCCCCACTTCAACCACTCCATCACCCCGCACGATGGACACGGCACATAAAAACGCCGCTGATCTGAGCGCTCATACTCAACCTCAATTCGGCTGAAATCTTTCACCGTCGGCGTGCTAGTCAGCAAAATCTTGCGCCGTGCAAACGTCGTTGTTCTCCGCTCCGCCAGCGCAACCGGGTCGCCCTCCCCGTCAACATCAGCAGGAAATGCGTCAATCTCATCCATGAAAAGATAACGACACGGAGCCGAGCGCAAACCCGTTGCTGAGTTGGCTCCGGTCAACAACAGAATTCCTCCCGGAAATTCTTTGCTGGTCATCGTGTTACCCGAGTCCCTAGCTCTTGCCGGCGCAATTCTTTCGGACAGACACGGTGTCTCGGTAATCATCGACTCAAGGCGCTGCTTGCTCAACCGCTTACACATATCCACAGTCGGCTGCACTGCCAAACAAGGGCCAGGCGCGTGATGGATTATGTACGCGAGCCAGTTCATTCCACTTTCAGATTTCCCGGTCTGAGCAGCAAACATCATCACCACCCGCTGCACCGGGTTTTCACTGCTCAAGCAGTCCATTGGCTCCTGCAGGTAAGGCGTCCTGCTAGTCCGCCAAGGCCCAGGCTCAGCGCTTGCCTTGCTACTCAACTTCCGATATTTGTCCGCCCACTCCGAAACCGTCAGCGGTTCCTCAGGCCGCAAACCCTCAAGAAAACCAGCGCGCCAAGCGTTACTCATTGCACAGCTCCACCAGCGCAGCCCGATGCTCTTGCGTCAATGCCTGATGAATCCTCGCCGGGTCCGTCTCGCCCGCTAGCTGGTGACTCAACCGATCCGCCAAGTTCGCCAACGCCTCACGCACACTGCGGCCCAGCTTGAACGCTTCTTTTTTTGCTTCATCAGCTGAAATCAGCTCACCCCGCTGCTGCGTCACCTGCAGCTTCGCCAGCTCTGCCTGATAGTGCTCACGCCTGGCGCGGCTTTCATTCAGATCAGGGATCGCGTCATCAGGTAACGCGCTCACCCGTTGTTTCAACTCCTTTGCATCGCGCGGTGGTGGTTCATCCACCGGATCCGGGCGGCTCACCTTGCTGTTCTTATTTGCCAGCGTGTTTTTGTTCCATAGCTCCAATGCCAAATCGCGGTCAAGCCATTTTTTGTCGTCCTTAATGACCACCGCATCGGCAATCCGGGTCTTGCTTGCGTGCGTGACAGCGCCTTTAGTGCATCCCCTGATCGCTGCAAACTCAGCAAAGGTGACAAGCACAGAGTTGAATCGATCAAACTAAACTTAACTGCCGTTAAACCCTCTCTAAACTGTCTTAGAGGAAGTCTCATTTTGTATTTGGTGAGATCCCTTGCGGCGCAAGGGTTTAGAG